GTAAGAGGTTCTCTAAGGACTTTGCTCCTGTTGAAAGAGAGTTCTCACGTAAGGTAGATGACATTACTTTCTCAAGCCCTGTTGCCATGCGTAATGAGTTTACTTCTATCCGTATGCAGCACAAGGTTTCAGGTGCTCTTATCAACAAGAAGATTGCATTTGGTATTCCTGTTGAAGTAGAGACTAATGGTAGATATACTACCAAGACTTATGACCTGTGGATGCACTATGAGCAGTGGGTACTTGAGCAGCAGTGGAATGCAGCTAAGAATAAGGCACTTGCATTTGCACGTAGTAACAGAAATGGTAATGGTGAGTATCTTGACATTGGTAAGTCTGGTGAGGTAATCCGCATGGGTGCTGGCCTGTATCAGCAGATGGAGGCAGGTAATACAGAGTTCTATAACAGCTTCTCATTGAAGAGGTTTATGACTTGTCTGTATAATATCAGTCGTGCTAATCTTGACTTCACTGAGCGCAAGTTCATGGTAAAGACTGGTGAACTTGGTGCTATCCAGTTCTCTGAAGCTGCCCTTCGTGAGGGTTCTGGATGGACTCCCATCAGCTATGAATATGATGCTAGTGCTCTTGGTGTCTTGACAAAGACTACCTCAAAGATGAATCCCTATGGTGGTGCTTACAAGATGACTGTGCCTCAGGTAACTGAATTTGTAGCTCCTAATGGTGCATACGTGAAGATTGATGTTGATCCCATGTATGATGACCCAGTACGTAATAAGATTATGTACAAGGGAGGCCCTGCAATGAGCCGCAGGTATGACATCTTTGATATTGGCACTATGGATCAGCCCAACATCTTCAAGGTAGCTGTCAGTGGTCAGAATGGTGATATGACAAGCTATGAGTGGGGCTTCCGTAATCCCTTCACAGGCAAGATGGGTAATGAAAACATGAGTCATGATGAGGATAGTGCAACTATTCACAAGTTTACTACAACTGGTGTATGTGTGCTTGATCCTACAAGGACTGTCAGCTTCATTCCTGATGTTCTTCAGGGATAGTCAAAAGGATAAGGCAGTGAGGGGATTAAGTTCCTCTCCTGCCCATCTTTAAAATAGGAAAACATATAAAACAAAATATAAGGAGAAGATAAAAATGGCAAATAGGAAAAGAGTAGAAGAAGAGATGCCTGACTTTGAGAACATTAAGATAGATACAACTCCAGTGGAAACTGTTAGAACAGCACCACAGGTATCTACACAGGAACCAGTTTATCAGAGTTCAGTTACAGTAGAGGAGAAACCTATGAAAGAGCTGGTGAATCCTTTGAGGAAGGAAACAGTTGTAGTAAAGTTTGTGCCTAGTGCCAATGCACTGGTTCATACGAAAGGACATGTGCTTAGTGGGGGTATGGCAGAAGGTTCAACCAAGACCTTTGTAGTGCCAAGGCTTCGCAATGGTCAGTTTGTAAATGTCCTTACAGATAATGAAATGGCTTATTTTGAGCATATCATGCGTTTGGAACCTGGGGCATTGAGTATCTATAACAGGTCAAACAACTACTGGGATGATTCTAATGAGCATGGTTTTGGTGTTGTGACTTTGCATAAGCAGAATAACTACCTTGACCTTAGTGACCCTATAGACTATATCAAGTATAAAGTGCTGCTATTAAATAAGGACTATATCTGTCCAAACCTTCAAGAACTGGAAGACAGACCTAAGGCAACTTATCAGTTTGTCATTGTCAGTGAGAATGCAGAGACTCAGATGAATCTCAGTAAGAATGATGCCAAACGAGAGGGTTATATCAAATATGGTGCTATCTGCAATGATTCAGATACTCTGCGTACTATACTTGAAATCCTTACAGGCCGTCCTGTCAGCAGTATGACTAAGCTTGATTTCCTTCAGGCAAAGACTATGGATGAGATTGAGAAGGATGCAAGGAGATTCCTGTCAATTATCAAGGATGAGCTTTTGCCTACTAAGGTACTCATTAAGAGAGCTGTAGAAGCAGGTCTTATTACACGTAGAAATGACCTCTTCTATTATGATGGAGCTCCCATGTGTAATGACGGTGAAGAAAGTACACTGACTAATGCAGCCAAGTATCTTTCCAGTGTCAAAAGGCAGGAACTTAAGTTCTCACTGGAAGCAAAGTTAAAAGAGTAAAGTAATCATCAGGGTTGGGGCTTAGCCCCTTCCCTACATATAATAAATAGTACAGAGAAATGACAATACCAGAATTTAGCAATAACTTTGATCTGCTTTACAACAACGTTACAAGTAATCAAGCCCCAGGTCTTAATGAATGGGAGAAGAGTGTGTTTTTAACTCAGGCTGAAAAAGAGATAGTAAAGAACTATTTCACTGCCAATAGTAAGGGCAATAACATTGGTCAGGGTTTTGATGACTCTGCAAAGAGGCAAGCTGATTTCTCTGTACTGATGAAGACTTCCAATTGTTCCCCTGCAACTATTTCAGGCTCTCAGACTGTTACTGTTAGGACTTATTCATGTACTAGTGGTGGTATCACTAAAGTTATGAAGAGCAGTGAGTTAGTTTTTACACCTTTTGTCACAGGAGGAACAGTGAATCTTATTGCTGATACTGAATATACCGTAAATGATGGGCCTGGTGGATTTGGCATAGGTTCTGGTGTAAATAGAATCCTAATTTCTGGATGGCCCTACACAGGAGGAGGAACTCTTACTCCAAGAGACAATACATACACAAATACCTTTGGTCTGATAGATGACCGTAGTTCTACCTATATGTTCCCTGATGATGTGTATATCATTGTTAATGAAACCATCAAGACCTCTACCAACAAGTACCTACAGGTAATACCTCTAAGGTATGATGAGTATACAAGGCTGATGTCAAAGCCTTTTAAGTATCCTCTCAAGAATCAGGTTTGGAGGTTGATGAACTCTGGTATGGTGTCAGGAAGCAAGGGAGTGAAGTTTGCTGAGATTATTGCAAACAGTGCAGACAAGGACAATATAGTTCTCTACAATGTGAGGTATGTCAGGGTTCCAAAGCCCATTATCTTGGAAGATATTTCTCCACTTACCATTGATGGTGAAAGCACTCCATCTTCAGTATGTGAAATAGATCCCATTCTCCATGAAGACATTCTCCAGAGGGCAGTAGAGCTGGCTAAGATTGCATGGACTCAGACTGGGCAGGATAATACCCAGATGGTACTTCAGGCAGGACAGCGTAGTGAATAAATCAGATAGAATATGGTAGTACAAGAATTTTCACATCAGTTCTCTACCCTACTTAATAGTTATGCTATTACAGCTGGGTATGGTCGTGTAAATACTGCTGCATCTGTGGAATTGGATGAATATGAGAAGTCACTGTTCCTTACTAATGCGCAGGAAGAAATTGTACTTTCCCTTTATAATGGCAGGAACTCCTCCCTCCAAGGCTTTGAAGAGACTGAGGAGCTGAGGAGATACCTGTCAACTATCATCAAAGAGGCTAAGTTAAATCCTATGGAAGATACTAATACAAAGCCTTTTGGGATAGATAGTAGTAGCAAATTCTTTGAACTACCTCCTGACCTTTGGTTTATCACTTATGAAAATGTTTCCTTGACAGAAGGAGAATGTAAAGGTCATAATAGTATGCAGGTAGTACCTGTAACACAGGATGAGTATCACAGGATAAAGAAAAATCCCTTTAGAGGAGCAAACAAAAGAAGGGCATTAAGGTTAGACTTGTCTGATAATGTTGTAGAGATAGTCTGCAATTATGAGGTCAATGAGTATTATGTCAGGTATTTAAGACAGCCGAAACCTATTATTCTAACCAGTCTTGATGATGATACTCAGCTTAGGGGAGAAAAGACTCCCATGACAAGTGAACTGCCAGAAAGCTTGCATTTGAAAATATTGAACAGGGCTGTTGAAATGGCTCTTCAGTCAAGGGGATATATAAAACAAAATAGTAACAGTGAATAATTAACGTCTGGTTAGGTAAGCCATACTGCCAGATAATGTCTAACTTAAATATGTAATGTATTATGGCAAATTTTAGTGTAAATCAGGTTCATCACTTTTATGTTGTAATTCCTGAAGAAAATGGAGGTTATCAGACTTCAGTTACAGCAACTTCTCCTGTTGGTACTATTGGTGCTATCACGTCTGTTGATGACCTTCGTGGCAAGGAAGTGTTTTTCAGTTACAAAGGTGCAAAGAGTGTTCGTACCAGTGATTTCATTCAGATTAATAACATTGGCTATGCCAAGGCTATTCCTGCCTCTGACATGGTTACTGTTATGAAGAAGGTTGAAGTTACACTTGACTCTACTGTCAATAGTGGAGCACCTATCAGTGGTCAGGACTATGTTCTGAGTATTACCTTCAAGAACTTCTTCTCTTCTGGTGATGCCTCACAGTACTTCAAGGATGCTGCTGTCCATGCAACTGCAAACATGTCAGCCAGTGATTTCTATGAGGCAATGGTCAATTCACTTAATGCTGCATTCAGCCGTG